TCACCTTTTTTTTTTTTTTTTTTTTTTTCTAACGATAATTCCAGTTCCATCGCCTCACGGATTGTTGCGTCCCTCCATTGATCAACCGTTACCCATGGTGAAATTCCTCCCAAAGATCTTACTCGGTTAAACGACCTTACCTCCCTGCAGACCTGAAGCACCATATAACCTGTTACCGGTTTCCGGCGAAACCTGTACCCTTTCATATAGCATACCTTTTCTTGTGGTGTCTCGGTGGGTCATCGTAACCACAATCCCACCAGTGATAGTAAATCAGAACCGCCAGTTCCGCGCGGCGCCGTGTGGTGAACGTTCCCAGCCATTTACGACCGTCAGTCCGTGCAATGAAGCGGCCCGGTGACCGCTCATAGACACGCATTATTTGATGCCGTTAAGAAGCCTTATTTTTTCAAGGCACTCATTCCATCCAGATTGAATTCCTAAATAATATTCGTCAGATTCATTAACCTTATTATTTTTAATCACACCAGGCATCTTAACTACCGGCACTGGTGGGGCGGTGTAAACAATCCTTTTGCAGTTGTTAGGAACTCCTTTGAAATATTCTTCATTGCAATCAACCCATTCTACATAACCTTCTTCATGTGGATTGTTGTATATTACCTGCATAACAGAATCAGCCGTCAGTGAAGCCAGGGCAGCATCAAAAACCAATGGCGTAAGTTCTTCTAAATCGAACTCATTCGAGTCTGAAGGCTCAACACCGGCAAATGAAGATTTTACGGCGTTAATAAAATCAATAATATTTTTCCTTTTCTGCTCTGTTAATGGTTTCATAAATCAAACTCCCCTAATAGAATTTCCTCAGGAATATTGGTTAAATACTCCTGCCGTCCGAAACAATCATTATTGTTAAATTCTATTGCGCTGGAATTAATTTCTATTCCATCCCACGCCATAACCCGGTTTACGACTGCCGCCGCGCCTTCTGCCTGAAGTAACCGGCGTTCAATTACTTCAGCGTCACCCTGATTACCAACAAACCAGCAACATTCCCACCAGTTCAAACCCTCAAGGTCAACGCGGCAGACACAGCTAACCTCGCCGCCGTCATTAACAGAATACTGCCAGCCATCAATCCCGCGAATAACCGTCACCTTGGAATTAACAGCCCGTAATTGACCGTCACTATCCGCTACAACGTGGAAAGTATTTTTTGGTACATCAATAAATAAATCAGAAATCTGAACGCGCTTAGTTAATTTTTTCATTTTGTCCGTCTCCATCCTGCAGTATATCCACCTTCAAAAAGGCACAAAGTAAAACCCACCCACAAAAGTAAAATCGAAATAACTCCAGGTGACTGATTAAAAAGGTTCATCAGAGCAAGTCCCATAGTATACGCGCGCAGTGTCGGGCGCCACTCTGTAGGTTCAATGTACCATTCGCCACGCTTAGTCAGCTTTTTCATTTTTAAGTTTCCCGTAAGTAACTGCACATGAATCAGGAGAACGGCCCATCAGTTCTCCAACCTCTGACCACTTCATCCCCAGTGCCCGTAATGCGCTCATTTTTGCGATGTCAATCGGTGACCAGCGGCGATTTTTGTACGCGATACTGATTCTGTAATATTGACACTGCCGGGTAAGTTGACCTTCAGTCATCCCCAGACTATCTGCCACCAGCACCGCGGGTCTGACACCTAATCCGTGCTGCTGAAAGAGTGCCAGCTTTTCAGCACGTTTTTTAAGTTTCATGACACACGCACCTCGCGAACAATCCGGCGCACCCGGTGATGTTCATCGGTGGATACGCTGGATACACGCACAACTTTGTACCCTGATTTCAGAGCATCTTCAGCGGCCCGGTTCAGGGCGTTTTGTGCAGATGTCTGAGTGTGGCCGGTCGCCAGTAATTTACGAAGAGCAATGATCATTGTGCATATCCTTCCAGCAGAGCGGTTAACGCCAGTTGCGTGCCGTACGCACCCTCAACACCCCCGGTCGATCCGGTGTTAGGCAGGATAACCGTGCGATACATTGTCTCAAACGACACTCCCATAGCTTTAAATTTGCGGCCATTTTCACAGGTCTGCACCAGGGACTGAAATTCCATCTGACCCAGTGGTACTGCTGCATTCACGATAATATCGTTCGCAACTTTCGGACAAGGTACAGCGGCTGCAACAGCCGATACGGATGCGGCACTGAGTACGGCCGCTAAGATAATTTTTTTCATGGTTTTACTTCCTCATTTATTCAGCGACCCGTTGCCGCCTGATGGGGTAAATTTATAATTGTTTGACTCATGAGTCAATACGCAATCGAAAAAAAAAAACCCGCCGAAGCGGGTCATGCCTGTTGTGCTATTGCCAACGGATCGCCCTGTGCAGCGCTGTAATGTCGGACCACTTCAGCGGCTGATGTCAGGTTGACGTGTATGTGCCCCTGCTTGATGTACAGACGGGGTTTACCGCCATCCACCATTACCACGGAGTTCACACGGCCGTCCTTCAGTGCCGGGTGCCAGTCGTACCCGAGCGACATCATCATATCGCGACGCTTGTTCCGTGGGATTTGCCGGTCCGCCCGGATAGACTGCAGCAACTTATCCAGTGCCAGACTGCTGACCCATCCACCAGCGAACCCTGTACGACCCTCGTCAATGGCTTCCAGGATCTCCAGCTCCACACTGCCGCGGGATGACTCGACCGCTTCCATGGTTGAACTGGTATCCGGCGCACGCTGACAATCTGTTGCAGGGTTGAAACCGGCCGGAATCTCATACTGTTCCAGGTAGTGTGTCACATGCGAGAAACCACCCTCAAATTTCAGCCAGTCATACAGTTTAGAAAAGTAGCCGGCGGTCATCCCGTCGCGGGTAAGGTCCCGGCGGTCCTGCTGCGCAGTAAAGAAAATAGCGAACCGGCGGTCATTCAGCGTCTTGCGTACGGCATTTTTATGGTTGCTATTGAAGATGAAGTTTGCACATAGGCGCTGCATTGTCTGGTCCTGCTGCATTGCCCGTTTCGCCAGACGTTCACCGGTGATCATCGGTTTCAGTGTCTCAATCAGTTCCAGCTTTTGCTCAGGGACGTAGATATCTTCAACGCCGATGAATATTTTATCGAACAGCCACGCGTTGAACTTCTCCCCAATCTCCTGGGCCGGCGGCATGTGACTGTACCGCTCACCGATGGCCGCCATCAGACACATCGTGTAAAGGGTTTTGCCGTTCCCTTCAACACCCTGAATCAGTGGCGCCCATTTGAACTTGACACCTTTATACTGAACAACAGCCGCCATGTAAGATAAAAGGATCTGCCGGTCGGTCGGGTCGGGCAGGTTTTTACGCAGGTGATCCAGGAAAGGCTGTACGTCGCCCGGGCGCGAATCAACCACCACGGGAACATACGTGTTGACCATGCGCAACCCGTCTTCCTGGATAATGACCCCGGCGTCCAGGTCGGGCCGGAACGTCGCCCGATCCACTTTAGGGAAAACGACTGCCTGATTCTCGGTAAATGCTTCCCAGGCTTTCTTCGTTGTTTTGTCGTGCGAGTCATCCATGGTGAACAGGTAACCGCCGAACATGGCGTTAAACTGTTCCGACTTCAGCATCTGACCATTCGGGGTGAATATCTTGTGCGCTTCAGCAACATAAACACACCCTTTGAAGTGATCCACAACCTGCGACACACCCAGGAACTGAAATCCTGACTTAATCACAGGCGCACCGGCTTCAACAACCTGTTCAGGGCGTACGATGGGGATCGGCGCACCCACGGAGTACCAGGATGTCTGCCGGCCGACCGCCCCGGTGATTGTCCGGAACAGATACGATTTATGCTTTTCCCACTTTTCGCGCACCAGTGACGACCGCAGCATCAGCGACTGAATACGTTCACAGTTGTTACCGGTCCAGAAGGCCAGGTGTTGCGCCAGAGCGGCGTCTGCACTGGACGCGTCATACTCCCGCTCACTGTCCGGAAACGCGTCACGCAGGACTGACACGTTGCAGTTCCACAGGTCGGAGAATGTCGCTTTGGTGCCGAAGACCGCCCCGCCCGTCGGCCGCTGATCCAGCGCTTTACGGATCAGCTGCTCATCGTCTTTAATCGGGAAAGAACCTTCACAGTTGCTGGTGGTCCAGTCGGAGGGTGCAGAACCCGTGTCCGCAGTGAAGTAGCGGGACGTCACCGCATTGAGTGCGGCACTGCAGTCAATGTACATGTCACCGGTACCACCGCTGCCCACACAGATAAAGCGGTCGTCCGTGTACAGCTCGATACTCAGGGGGATGTTTTTGCAACGATGGTCCGGGAGCGTCCCGGCGCGTGCGAAGATGTGCAGCCCTTTTCCGGATTGGGACACCTCAATGTAGGCGCCAGGAAACGCACCACACAGTTCAGTTGCCAGCGGTGACCAGGTGTTATCTGCCTGCAGGCAGTTGTCAATGTCGATGCAGAAGCGTCCGTCACCAGTCAGTATCACCGCAGGCCTGTACTGAGGCCCGAAAATAGTCGCCAGCTTTTGACACTCTTCCCGGGTGAGCCGGTCGGCATCATGCAGTGAGACCACTTCACCGCGGCTGTTGCACGGTAATTTTTTATTCTTCGGTGTTGCCGGCACAATTTTTGATAAAATAAAGCAAGGGGCGTTAGCCCCCGCTATAACGGGGGTTGCAATAGTCATAATTTGCTACCTGTGGATTTATTAGAACAGAGCGTTCACAATTTTTTTGCGGAGGGCCTGACTGATGTTGCGTACTGCCGGGTGACCGGCCACAACAAGGTGTTTCAGGATTTTCACATTCTCTTCGGCGACAGCCTTTTCAATGACCTTTTCACGCAGAGCGTCAATAGTCTTGAAGTAATAAAAGATGGTCGGGCGACTCAGATTAGTCGCAACGGCGATCTTCGGGCTGGTCACGTCATTCAGTGAATGTTCCTCTGCAATTTTATATGCCGCATTCAGTACAGTTTCGTCGGTGGTCATTATCGGGTATCCCTTACATTAAATTCACTATTGTTCAGGATAGTACCCCCGAACTGACTCATGTGTCAAAGGGTTTCCAAATGACGACACCTTTTTTTTCTAATATTTGTCGCATGCTCAATGTTCCCCGACCACCTGGCATCTCAATCGCATAGTCTATTCGGATAATTTCGCTCATTGCAAAATTGCGTTTATATCCTGCTGACTTACCGTAAAAATCCCACAAGGCACAAACTTCTGCGCAATGTATACCGTTTTCCATACACCAACGTTTCCCAAGTCTGTCAGCACCTGTTGCGCCACCTTGTATACCGTAACTGATTTGAAAAGGTAACATTTTCATTGCTTCACAAAGTCGGGTATAATTGTTAAAGTCACGCCCACCGTAGAAAAGAACATTCATTTTTCATCACCATTGTAGAACGCGAAATCGCCGCCCAGCCGGATGACTAGTTCACCGAATTTCATCTGTGCAGCCTCCCGACCTTTACCCGTGTATTTCCAGCCTTCCCGCTTCACTTCCCGGGCCTGGAACTGACCTATTACGTGACCCACCATGTCAGAGGTGATTGTGACAGGTTTAATTCCGATCAGGTCGGAAGACTTCAACGCCTGGTTCATCGCTTTGCTTTCGTTGCACAACCCATAACGTACCGGGACACCGTTATCATCCCGGAGCATCCCTACGTTGTTCCTCCATAGTCTGCCACCAGCCTGCGATGCTTCCAGCCTGCAACGCTCCTGCACACGGGCTTCACTCAGTTTACCTGGTTCACCCCCGGAGTATTCCGGTTCGTTGACGCCTAAAATTTCACGTAGTTCTGCCAGGGCCTGCGGTGACACACCGTGAATAATCGCCCAGTTAATAATTCGGGACATTTCGGATCCTCTCTGCCAGTTGGTTAGCAGCATCTTTTTTCAGGGATTTTGCAGATTCCCAGTCGATGCCAAAAGTGATGTAAAATTTACGATAGCGTTCAGACTGGCTCAGACCGTTGCCAAACTGATACCCGAGCCAGTTAACCATTTCATTCTGCAACTGTTCCAGTGCTTCTTTCCGCGCTATGTGTTTACCCACCTGAGACTTAACACCTATTTGCGGGACCCCACGGGCTGACTGCTGGTCCCGGTACGCACCTGCGTCCATCATTGCCGCCTGCGCTTCAGCACGGAGCTGGTTGAGCACCTGGGGATCCAGTTCAGTCAGGTCACCATCCACCTGTTCCGGAGAGCTTTTGCCGGCAGGCGCCGGTATGGGTTCCCCGCACTCCGGACAACAGTCACGGAAACGCTCGAACGATGCTGAACATTCAAGACACACACGGGTCGTCGGTGGCTCACTGGCTGATCCGCGACGTTTCTCTGCGCGGTCGAGCGTCCAGATGCGGGGGATGTCCGGTGGCCCGCGATGGCGCATAACGTTCCCCACGTGGTCGATGACTCTGAGGAATTTTTTACCTGTCCCCGGGCTGGTACGTGTACCCCTTCCGAACATCTGATGATATAACGCCACGGATTCAGTGGGCTTTGCGAAACTTATCACCTCAAGGGAAGGAATGTCTGTCCCCTCAGTGAGAACGGAGTCGTTGACCAGTTGCAGGATTTTACCGCTCTGAATGTCCCGCATCGCCTGCACACGCTCATGATCTTTCATTCTCCCTGACACTGCTGTTGCGGGCACGCCTCTTGCACGGTACGCCTCTGCAACTTCTTCAGCCATGTCAACACCGACAGTGAACGTCACCCCTCTCAGTCCCGGCGCAAATTTGAGATAAGACCCGACAATGTCGCCGACAATTCTGCTTTTCGACATTTCGGCTTTTAACTCGCGTTCTTTATAATCCCCTGTCGTTGCACTTATCGACACGTTTTCCAAATGCAGATCAGATGGGGGCGCCCATATTTTATAGTCAACAAGAAAACCCTGGTCAATCATTTCCCGCATGGTCGGCCCCAGTACCATGAAATCGCCGTAACCATCTGTTTCTCTGGACAGACCTTTACCGTCGGCCCGCTGCGGTGTTGCGGTAAGTCCGACACCTTTTGCGCCTGCTTCGTCAAGCGGGGTGAAAACACCGCCCCATGTTTTAGACCCGCGGGTGTAGTGATGGAATTCATCACCCACTAATGTCAGCCGCGACCCATACTGCTTCAGGCGTTCAACGTCTCTGTCTTTAACACTCTGTACAGAAGCAACTGTCACACGGGATTCAGGGTTGTAGAATGCCTGACCCGTTTCCTCCATATGCCGTCGGATGGAATATTTAATTGTTGGTTTTGCTGCGATTATATTGTGGGCAATTCCAAATTTTGCCAGGGTTGTGCTTAACTGTGATATTAGTTCGGAACGGTGCGCGGTCACCAGTAAAGCCTGTCCTCTTTCGCTTTCCAGTCTTACCACTTCACACAGGACGGCCGCTTTACCGGATCCTGTGGGCATCACAACAACACCAAAACGTTTACCGGTTGCCCACTGCATGTACAGTTCGTTAATCACGTCCTGTTGGTAGTCACGCATTACAAACATTTTCTGACCCCTGTAACCATTTCTTCAATGCTCCATCCAGTTTGTAATCTGGACTTCAGGGTTTGAATGTTGGTGCCTGTCATTTCGGAAATTTCTCGAAACGTCATCCGCTTTCCGTTGACGGGAAACGTTCGTATCTTTCGGGTGTTTAATGCTTGTTTTTCATTTGCCACCCACGTGCAGTTATCCGGAGAGTATCCTTTGTCAACATCAATACGTTCGATTGTCACTTTTTCACGGTAGCCAGTTGATAATGCCCAGGAGTGAAAGTTTTCAAAACTTTCCCAGCTTTCACATACGTCGATACCCCTGGCGCCATAGTTGACATAGTCTTTATTATTTGGGTTACGGCATCGTTGCCGCATACTCACCCAAACACGATGCAACTTACCAAATTTGCGCGAAAGATTGTGTGTAACTAAAGGTGCTTTACAGCCACACGAGGACGTTACGCCTTTCTTTTTATCTCTCAAAATGTTTGATCCGACACGCTCTACACTTTCACCACATACACAGGTGAATTTCCAAATTATTAAACCGTTTGGTGTTGCACCTACGGGTTCGACTGCTGTCAAATACCCGAAGGTTACACCTGTTAAATTCAGCCTTCTGTTCGCCATGAGACACCTCTTTTGTCAATGTTGACAAATTACATCTTTAATCAGACGGAGTCAATTGCATTTTTCATACTCCATAAACACCTGCGGATGACTGTCGCGACTGAATGGGATCCACACCTTACCGCACGCATTGTTTTTGGCAATGAACACCTGGTCACGGATCTTCGTCACTTCATAACCGAAATGTAACGCCACGGTTGCAGCATCCGGACCGGCTGTTGCGGCCTGCCACGCTTTGAATGCCAACTGCATATCCCAAGCTATATATTCGTCATCGCCGTTTAAGCACCGACGCATATTCACGAATTCAGATAGCCCACTGTTTACTATCCACTCCTCAAACTGACTGCGGGTTTTATCCATTCTTAGACTCCTTCATCATCAGGAACACGATCATTGCGGCGCGGAGTGGGTTTTTGTGCTTTACATTCATATCGGCAAATCTGTCAGCTTCCCACCACTCCTCTCTTACACAGGCAGGGTTATGCCTGACATACTCCACAATTGATATATAGTTGCTCTGAATTATCGGACCGGCGTCAGCCCATGAGTTGCAGGGGTCGAATTCTCTTCCGCTACCCATATGGTTAGTAACAAATATTGCAGAATGTGAGTTTTTAGATGCCTCCAAAAACCAGATCGCGCCAATGACAAATTCAGCAACTTTTCCATTAATCTCAAAGTCCGACATTTCTTCATATTTCATAATTTTTTCTCTTTCTCTGTTTGACTGATGGGTCAATTCTGTTTTATATTGACTCCGTTGTCAAACACTAACTAAACAGGAATGCACCATGACCAAGTTAATCACTATTTCTTTCCCACACGATGATACTGTAGCCGCACATCACCTGGGTGAAGCACTTTTAGGTATTGCAGCTGCCCGTGAAGAACGCCCATGCCCGATCGTTAAATTTCCAGAAGATGTACCCGGCGACATCGCTGAGGATAAAGCGCCAGTTGTTGTCGAGCAGGATTTAACCGTTAAAGCGCCGGAAGTTAACCCGAACAATTACGCGCCAGGCACCTTTATCTACATGGTCGCACCGAACGAGGTGGATTGCCGTCTGGCCGCCAGTGATGCAGAACGGGACGAACTCCTGGCTGAAGGGTGGGAAGTGATCACAAAAGAACAGTTTGAATCATGGGAGCCGAAAGAAAGCGGACACCCCGGTGACCTGGATAAAGAAGGTATCCCATGGGACGAACGTATTCACAGTGGCAGTAAGAATCAGTTGAAAGATGGTACCTGGCGTCTTCGAAAGAAACCATCCGACCTTACAGATGAACAGTGGGCTGATGAAGTGGCGAAAGTTAAAGCGTCTTTGAAACAACCTGAAGTTGCAGAACAGGGTGATGACTTCAACACTGATGAAGGTACGGTCACTGAACAGGATGTTGCCGGGATCCCACCGGTGACCCCGCCGGCACTACCGGTACCGCCTATCCCGGTTGAGGCACCTGCTAATATGCCGGCACCTGATGTTTACACCGGTCCGACTACGTTCCCGGATTTAATGAGTTTCATTGTTGAACACGTAGCTGAAACACAGGCCCATCTGCAGATCCTGTGCTCACGGGCGAAGATTGAATCTGTTCGGGAACTGAACAACATGCCTGACGCTATTCCGGCGTTTTACACTGACATGATCAACACCTGCGGATTACAAGGAAAATAATAATGACACTTCCGGTGGTTCATAACGCAAACCAGTGGATGTCATGCAACGCCTCTCACCAGATGCAACAGAAATTCCCCGCGCTCAGCGGGGAAGTTTCACAGTCCAGACTGGAAGGTCGAGCATGTCATGAGTACGCTCAAAATATTTTACTCACTGGTGAAGAAATTCAGACATCTAAAGACGGTTTGCAGATCACGTCAGAGATGAAAGATTTTGCACAGGTTTACATTGATGAAGTGACCACGACGCTCTGTAACGCTGATTTGAAAGTCGAACAGCGGGTCAATCTGGGATTCCTGTGGGCGGGTTGGTACTGCATCCCTGACCTGTGGACTGTCATCGACGACGTTCTGTATGTCTATGACGCTAAGTTCGGACATCGCCAGGTACCTGCAGAAAATAACTGGCAGTTGATTATTGAGGCGATCGGCATCGTTGAGACGTTACCGAAAAAACCTTCTTCAATCGTACTCACTGTGGTGCAACCGCGATCTTTTAACGGTGATGGTCCGGTCAGTACATGGGAGATCACATCTGAAACTCTCACGGGTTTACGACGGCAGCTCGTCACTGACCTTGTGAATATCATCAGTGCTTCACCAGTCGCTACACCCGGTCCGCAGTGCCGGGACTGTACAGCACGTTACGCGTGCTCCGTTCTTCAGACCAACGCGTTTGCCGGTATTGAATACGTTGCAGAAATGGGTTTTTCCGTTCTGAGTGGTCATAATTTAGGCGTTGAATTGACGATGCTTAAAAAGGCTCAGGAGATGATCGAGCACCGGTTGACAGGTCTTGAGGAACAGGCATCCCAGGAACTGAAAAGTGGTAAACCGGTGTCATTCTTCGGGCTTGAAACAACCCGTGGTCGGCGTCGGTGGCGCAAAGATATTGATATTGATAAAGTCATTTTCCTGGGCGACACGATGGGTGTTGACCTGCGCAAAAAGCAAGATGTGGACACCCCTGCGCAGGCGAAAAAACGCGGACTTCCTGACGATGTCCTGGCTAAGTTCACGGAGGTTCCGACCACTGGCACGAAGCTGATCCCGCAGACAGCGGAAGACGTGAGAAAAATATTTAAAAGTGATTGACTCATGAGTCAGACCGATTTAAAGTAACTCTCGAATCATAAACAACACAATTAACGAGGTTTCAAAATGTTAGAATTATTATTACCTGAAGGTCGCATCGTTAAAGGTCACCCACTGTTTGACCGTCCTGTCACAGATGATAACAACCGCCCTGTTCTGGACAGCAACAACCAGCAGAAAACTGACCGTTATATTGCGATTGCAATCCCTAAAAACGGTAGCACGGACTGGAAACAGACTGAATGGGGTGCTCAGGTTGTCCAGGCAGCATCTGATCCTGTTGAAGGTTATACCGCTGCTGAGCAATCCTCCCCTGTGTTCAGCTGGAAAATTGTTGACGGTGATTCAGAGGTTCCGAACCGTAAAGGTAATGCGCCAAAAGATCAGGAAGGGTTCCCGGGACATTGGGTAATTCACTTGACTACCGCTCTACCTTACGCTGTTTATGCAAATGGTAATTATGCGGTCCCTGTAACAGATAAGAATGAAATCAAAACCGGTGATTTCGCACGTATTTATGTGAGTGTAAAAGGTAACAAACCTGCTAAAACACCTGGTGTTTACATCAACCCACGCATGGCTGAAATTACCCGTGCTGGTCAGCAGATCGTCAGTGATAACTTGCCTTCTGCTGCGAGTGTGTTTGGTGGATCGGCTCCCGCCGCACCCGCAACCCCTCCACCAGCCGCACCTGCGCCTAATACACCACCGCCAGCACCTGCCGCACCCGCAACCCCTCCACCAGTTCCGGTCGAGGAAAAGTATGATGTTAACGGTACGGTGTTTACTCGTTCACAACTCCTGGCAATGCCGGGCTGGAACGAATCACATTTAATTCATCTTCCAAAAGTGGGGTAATTGAAAATGGCTCAAATTATTAAACGTTTTGAACAAGCGATTATCGGGGATGTCGTGAAACTGAACCACGACATCCATGGCGAAACTGGTAAACTACTGACCGTTGTTAAAGCATATGAGGGTTACGGTCAGCAATTAGTCCAACTGATTGATAGTGACATGAGAGTGTTTGAAGACATCCCTGCGAAGGCTTTGGCACTGGTGAAGCGCTATGAGTGATAAATTTCGCACAGTTGTCTATGTGTCCAACAAAGGCCACGTGGAACGCCGGTTTAACCGTCCGGCGCAGGCACTGAAGTTCGTACGACACCTGATTAAGAAGGGTCGTCAAAAAGATATTCTGTCCTGTTTTTAACACAAGGCCCTTCGGGGCCTTTTCAGTCTAAGGTGCTCATATGTTCCCCTACCTTGTAAAATGCGAAGACCAGACCTGCAACGGTCACACGTACCCTGGCGATATGCCCACGTGTCCGAAATGTAATGCCCCACGTGCGTTCGCCAGCCCGGCACAGATTGATGAACGATTCTGGGGTTACGATATTGAAACATATCCCGGGGTGTTCACAATGACGCTGATCCACGCTAACACCGGTAAAAAAGTGCGTTTTCAAATCACTCCCTGGCAAAACGACTATGACGAAATGACGCGTTTCCTGCACGGGATGGGTCAGTCCGGTGTGATCGGTGTCGGTTTTAACAATATCGGGTTCGACTACCCAGTGGTCCATCATGCACTTAAAAACCCGGGATGTACTGGTGAAGATATTTATCAGTATGCAATGTCGATTATCAAAAGTGACAGCAAGTTCGGTGTCACCATTTGGGAAAGGGACCGTGTGTTCCAGCAGATAGACCTGTTCAAAATCTGCCACTTTGACAACAAGGCCCGCAGCACCAGCCTGAAAGCGTTAGAAGTTGCGATGCACTCTGATAACGTGTCTGACCTCCCGTACCCTCCCGGCACCGTCCTGACGCAGGAGCAGGTTGAAAATGTTCTGATTCCGTATAACGACAAAGACGTTGAGGAAACGATTAAATTTCTGGTGCGTAACCTGGACAAAATTGAATTCCGTGAAGAGCTGACAAAAAAATACAGTCGCGACTTCATGAACCATAATGACACGAAGATCGGCAAAGACTTCTTCATCATGGAACTGGAAAAATCCGGTGTCCCCTGTTACGGACGTGACCAGAATAACCGGCGTTATCCGCTGCAAACTATCCGCGAACAGATCGCACTGAAAGAAGTGATTTTCCCGACTGTCCGGTTTGAACGCCCTGAGTTCAACGAAGTGCTGGAAAAGTTCAAAAGTAAAACACTGAAGAAAGCGCAGCTCGATGAAAAGACGGAAGGTAACCTGACGACTAAAGGTGTTTTCTCTGACCTTGAAACCACGGTTGACGGTTTCACTTACGTGTACGGTGTCGGCGGTATTCATGCGTCTGTTGAATCGCAGATCATCACCAGCAGCAATACGCATCAAATCGTGGATATCGACGTGGCAAGTTTCTATCCTAACTTAGCCATCAGTAACCGGTTGTACCCTCAGCATCTGTCAGAGCGATTCTGTGACATTTATCTTGATGTTTATAACCAGCGTAAAGGTTATGCGAAAGGGTCCGCAGAAAACGCCATGTTAAAGTTGGCACTGAATGGTGTGTACGGTGACAGTAACAACGTGTACAGCCCGTTTTACGATCCTTTTTACACGATGTCTATCACCATCAATGGTCAGTTACTTTTGACCATGCTGGCGGAACAGTTGATAAAAACTCCAGACCTGAAGATGATCCAGTGTAATACAGACGGCGTGACAGTTTTGTGCCCTCGTATCTATCTGGACCACATGCGGTCAGTGTGCCAATGGTGGGAACAGTTAACCGGTCTGGTGCTGGAAGAAGCGCTGTATAAGCGCATGTCTATCCGCGATGTGAACAACTACGTTGCAGAATATGAAAATGGTAAGGTGAAGCGTAAAGGGGCATATGAATGGGCCTACGAGTGGCATCAGGACCCGTCTGCAATTGTCGTTCCCCGGGCGGCTGAAGCATTCCTTGTACACGGTACACCTATCCGGGAATTCATCACCTCGCACCGGGACCCGTTCGATTTTATGTTACGTGCAAAAGTTCCTCGCTCGTCTACACTTGAACTACGCTGGCCTGAAATTGATGTTGCTATCCCGCTGCAGAACACCACACGGTACTTTGTGAGCCGGAACGGTGGCTCATTGGTGAAGGTATCCCCGCCGACCGGTGAGCCGGGATCGTGGAAGCGCCGCCCAAAAGTTCCGGACCAGGTGTATAATGCTGTGATCCGTGAGAACGCCGGCAAGGAAGGGGTGAAAGATTCGACAGGTGTTGTGTGGGATGAACGTATTCACACGAAGAATATGTCAAAACACGATACACGGGAGATGGGGATCTGCGTGGGTAATAAAGTGACTGAATGTGCGCGACAAACCGATTTCGACTGGTCGCGCCTGGATTACGAATATTACATTACTCAGGCTCAGAAACTTGTAGACCCGTTGGTTCATCATCAGCATTAATCACTGGAACATAGTTGCCCGTTTTTGCTTCACGCTTCAGACGGGCTTTTTGTTCCGCGATGTCGAGTTTGTTTTTCTGCGTTTCCCAGTACAATTTATTTAACTGAACGAATATCAGAACCAGTGTCAGCACAACACCGACCAGTGTCGCCAGTTTACCCACATCATCAGGGATGAACTCAAGCCATCCCCACGTTTTAGTTGCGCCCAGTGTCGTCGTCGTCCCGGCAACAGCTCCGGCGACGCGACCATCCGCGATAAAGTTCATAGAGTTTCCCGGTTAAAGTGATCACGGATAAAATCGTGCCCAGGGTTATTGACACATCCGTCAGTATATCCCACACGATAAATCCTCTGATAAGATGACGTCACCATTTTACACAAGGGATCACTCAGTGCAAAAGAAAAACGCGTTGTTCAAAGGCAGTTTGCTGGCAGTTGCAATCGGACTAATCGGAACATTTGAAGGTTACCGGACGTCATCTTACCAGGACACCGGTCAGATATGGACGATATGTTACGGTGAAACACTGGGTGTGCACCGGGGTCAGGTGGCGACAAAACAACAGTGCGACAATATGCTCATACAGTCTCTTCTGCGGCACAATAAGCCTTTTGAGCAGTTACCACAACAGTTACCGGACAATGTTCACCTGGCAATACTGGACTGGGCGTACAATGTCGGTACCGGCAATGCAACCCGGTCCACACTGTGGCGTTACCTGCGGGCCGGTGAATGGGAGAACGCCTGTAATCAGCTTCCCCGGTGGTCCCGTGTGGCAGGAAAAGACTGTTCTGTCCGGTCCAATAACTGCTATGGTGTGTACCAGCGCCGCCATGTGGAGCAGCAAATATGTCTCGGACAGATAACGGGCGATCAGGCTGTTCGGGCACTGGGCGGTGAAAAATATATTCCAGATGGAGCAACGTTACAATGAACGACCTGACAGAAGGTATCATCGCTGCGGCAATTCTCCTGGTGGTGGGCACTATGGGTTTTGTGACCGGGGTACACCATAACCAATTTAAGGAACTCAAAATTCAGCAAAAGCTGGTTGCGGACCGGGATAAACTGCAGGTATCGCTGACACAGAAGGACCAGCAGATCCAACAGTTGCAGACCGTGCAAAACGAAAAGCAGGATAAAGTTATCATTCAGAAAGAGGTGGTGTATCGTGACAAAATTAAAGAACCTGATGTGCGTAAGTGTGTTGCTGATAGCGGGTTGCTCGGGTTATACGATGCAACAGTGTCCGGCACCGGCAAGTGACCTATTGACACCTTCTCAGTCACTGGAGGTCACGGGGGGTGACCCGGATAAAGTGCCGGAGGTGTTCCGGCATAACGGGGAGATCCAGCGGTACGACCGGTCAAGACTGTACCGCTGGCAGGTGTGGTATAAGGGGTGTGTCAGTAATATTCGGTGATCACGATCATACCGTCAGCACCTTTCCCGGATGCATACGAGTTACCGGAAAAAGTTGAATCGTATGCACCACCACCACCTGATCCAATGGCTTTACCAGAATTGCCACCTCCTGCGCCTGCACGTCCCCCACCACCCAGGGAAGAAGACCCACCATTGCCGGTTGAAAAAAGTTGCCCATTCTGACCGTCGCCACCGTCGCCACCGGAAATATTCACGTCGCCACCCGTAGCAGACCCACCAGACCCACCTAACATGTACGTGTTACCGCCTGTCCCGGCACCATTCCCCCCGGCACCATAGACCTGGTTGTTGAATACACTGTTGCCACCCCCAATACCAGCGATAGCCCCTGAGACACTCTTACCACCTTGTCCCACTATGTAAGGATAGCTCTGATTATAAACGACTGACATTGTTTTCTTAGCTGTACCACCAGCACCGCCACCGCCACCAGAAAAACTTCCTTGATTTGACGTCGCAGAACATCCCGATCCGCTACCACCGGCACCAACAACTTCAACGGTAATAAACTTCACGAGGGTTGACGATGGTGTGTAAGTATAGCTCCCGGGGGTGGATGTTACTATTTTAGTGGATGACATTCGACCCGATAACACTTTAAGAAGTGCATCGAAGTACTGACTGGATGTGGCGTTGTCCACGTTACCGTTAGGAGTAATGCCAGCAACAGTGATTAATCTTCCGAAAAAACCATCCCAGTCATTCAGCCAGTCTTGTTCAGCATACGACCCATCGGATGCTGTAGGACTTGATTTATTTTTAAAACTTCCCTGAGGATAGTTCGTATTTCTGGCGGCCCATCTTCCTGGGTAGCGAGTATCTCTGTAAATTGCCATTATGACTCCACTTTTACAAAACCATTGAATTTAACACCTTGCGGTGTTGACACAAGCGAACTGTTTGCCAGAGCGTAAGATTCAAGTTCAGTGATGTTACCTGTATATTCGATAGTGAAACTCATATCTTCATCATCCACCAAACGAACTATTTTCGCATTTGGTAATAAAAAAGATGCTCCAGCTAATATATCATCTATAGTTGCGGAGGTATTGTTTTTCACTATTTTTGCCCGGACACCTAATCGGTAAAATTCATCACTCATACTACTGTCTGAATCTGTTGTAAGACCGGATAATTGTTCAGACGTGTCACCTACTTCCCACGGGTTATTTTCAGAACTGGCAACCATTGGAGGATTCAGATCCGCAGGTGAGAGAAAGGACCGAGGTAAAACGACTACCCGACCTATAACGTTCAACATTTCATTGTTTACATTGTCAACATCGTAAGACTTTCTTATTATTTGAGCTACCTGATACAGATCTGCACCCAATAAAGTGCATATTTGTATCCATGCGACTAATTTTGTTTTGTTTCTGTATTGAGCATAAACTCTACGTAAAGGGTTTGAATCGTCGTCAACATAATCGTCATCAACAGTGTCAGGTGTAAAATATGTTTGCGGGAAAATCCCTGAATTCGACATTTTAATACCCTGTCAAATGTTATTGATAAAAAAAGGGGTGCTCATTATGACACACCCCACGGTCATATCATCACATGAATGAATAGTTACTTAATCCGTTCTGATCAACGCTCCACGTATCACCTACAGCCCCAAAATTACCACGAACAAGATAAGAATCAGTTGCAGTGCCGTCCGAATTCATTACCCTTTCAACTAACTGCTGGTTCCCTACAGGGGAAGTTGCAGTCGTTGATGTTGACGATGTTGCTGTAACATGCAACGGTATTCCCATAGCGATATAATAAATCCTATCTGAAGGTATTGATACAGTCGTAGTATTATTGGTCGTGTCAACAGCCGTTACCGTTGCTGTGAAGTTAGCCCGCATCGTGGATTCAACATTCATCCCTGAACTGACGATCCGAACAGTTGAAGTAGCAGTGCCGAACAGTGAAGGATTAAAAAGATAATCATCGCTGTTTCTTGCTACACCAACCCAGGGGTAAATAATATCACCCTCCAGGAACATTCCGCCGCCTAAACCGTTTAACTCACCACCAAATAAACCCTGCGACCAAACAGAGCTTGCGTCAGACTTTGGATCGTAGTTTGTACCAGTAGGGAACATTGGAATCCCACCTGTATACGCTTCTACTGCCTTAAGTATGATTGGCGTGTCTGACGGTACAGAAATGGTCAAATTTTTCTGTGGAGCGTACGTGGACACGCCATTATTCGCAGTGAACATCCTGTTAGATAAAGTTATCAATCGGTATCCATTACCGTAATCAATCATTGACTCTCCGTTAGCCAGACAGTCATTACTGTTTGTCTGCTGACCTTCCAGTTGAGCCGTCAGGAACATACTGATGTTTTTAGCATCATAGTTACCGGTTAAATCTTTTATCCAGACACAAATAACCCCTTTTAATGCAGGATTCTTTAATGGCAGGTAAATATTTCCACCGTTAGTGCTATTAACCTGTAACCCATAAGGTGTCAGCATTTCGTTCGCTGTTTTTGTGTCACGAATGGAATCAAAATCAGGGAGATGTCCAGAGTCGATCCCGATATTGTACGTGCCATATTTGAAATCAAAACCCCCATCAGGGAACGCCCCATAATCCCTAACAGGTGCACCGATTCCCCACTGACCCACACCCTGTGGGGTTGTTGTCTGGGTAAAATATTTAGGATACTGCCACACGTTATCAGAGCCATATGAACCAAATGAATCTGACTCAAACTTAACCATCATAAATTTGTTCCAGTCATCAGCTTTGTAAGTCGTGGCGCTGATTATCTGAAGACCCATCCCTCGCATAGGGTCACCATTCGTGAAGTCCCACGCGGAGATAACAAAGTTACAATAGCAGTGTTCAGTGTAAAGGCCTGAGTAGACATGACCTTTTGCTGATGTATAACAAACACCTTTGGAAGGGTTCGTGTAATCAGAAAGACCACCATTCGCTGATAAATAGCAGCCGTCAAGTGTCCATCCAGCGCCAGTAATAGCAGCAATATAATCCATGTTCTCTCCAGAAACATTATCCGGAGATCCCCATTGCAGGTTATTTGTGCATGTCCCGCCCTGCATCCATGACCAGTCAACATTGCTTCTGAATGTTCCACGGCGACCGCCATTTAAACGGCAGTTAAGCCACGTTGCGCCGTAAAAGTTACCAACGCGTGACGACCCCATGAAGTCACATATATATTTGAAATCTTTTACGTTGTCATCGATGTTGTTTGTCTGGCTCCATACGGTAGCTTCTGTTTCAGCCTTGAAGTCCACGGCGCACCATGTAAAGTCCTCAAACCACATATTTTCACGGTGAACATACTCAGGGTTTAACACCAGGCATCCTACCCCAGAAGAACACTGATCTGCTGTTTTGCTGATCATGTGGTCTCCCCAAAAGCTACCATGTGAAAGCGTAACGTTTTGGAGGCTCATATTGCCCCATGAACGGTCATCCGGGAACTTATTCCATTTTGCTAGGATTTCGTCATATCCGTATCGTATTGCGTCAAGTTTAACTCCGGTTACTGAGTACAAATTGGACGGTGACGCGAAGCATGAAAAGTTAGATTTACCAAAATCAATATCAGAATTACTGATTGGCTTAACCGGTTCTTTACCAATGCGATATAAGTTTGTCGGAAACTCAATTTTTACGTTCGTTTTAATCGGGATAGTGAAGTCACCATTACTGGCATAAATCATATCTGGAACCAGACTTAAAATTCCGTTAACACATTGACCTGCACAGGTAAAATCCTCTGTGGAAGCAATGAAGTCTGCCGGAAGGATAGGTTGTAACCCGTTGCATAATGGAGATATTTTTGTCGAAAAGTTCAGACTTAACTGATATTCGTACCCATTAGCATTATACACTTTAGCAGTGGAAATGTCGTGAGTTCCTGCACTGGCCGCAACTGTGTTACCTGTTGAAACCCACACTGCGCCGCCGCCATCATCTGCGCTGTAGAACCCACGTGATCTAAATGACGGGTAATTTGTAGTGACTGCGTAAATTGCTACAGTGTCCGGAATAACAGTTTCAACATCTCCGGTAGTGTTCCCCACAGGTAAAAAATTCTTTACATCGTTTTCCCAGGATGTCGCATTCAAGCCTGTTGTGGTAATCGGAAGAGTGGCGCCTGGTTTTACATACCAACGCGAACCGTTATATGTGATCCAGCGGTTCGCGCTTTTAATTGTTATGATCGCTGATTCATATGCGCCGGCGAACTGGTCAGCATTTTCAAAGAATGTCTGACCGTTTGTCCCATCCTCAGCAGACACCAGAGACATCCCTTTACCTGCGTCAGTAGATGCAAGGTCCGTTCGCAGCGTACCTGCAGCCTCAGCCTGACTGGCGGCATCTGAGGCGCTCTGAGCAGCTGAAGTCGCAGACGTTGCTGCCGCTGCCTGACTTGCAGCTGCAAGCGCAGCGGACTGCTGTGCAGCTGCGGTACTTTCCACAACCTGATCCCAGTTACCATCCAGTTCGGACCAGGTCATAGCGCGACCCAGTCCGGTACGTTTTACAATAGTCATATGATAGACACCGTTATGTTAGAAGTTGTCCAGCGGGATAGTTCATTAAAGGCGATTTCGATATTAGCTGTCCCACCGTTGAGAGTGAGACTGTTGATATAACTGTTACCGTATTTACCGATCACGGCATTTACGGGGGTTTGTACCGTACTGTAAGGTACGTTTTCACCAATGCCGAACCCGTTCTGTTTAAAGCCATATTCGGTCGGTACCAGATCGCCATTGGTGAATTCTGTGAAAGCTGTCTGAATCTCAGTCTGTAAAACATCCTGTGACGGCAGCGTACCATCAGATTTAATCTCAATCACCAGCACCATGTCCACATATACCGGGCGGCTGAATCGGATCGTTTTCGTATTGGTTGCATAGGTCGGACTGGTGACAACGACCGAAACACCTGTTCCGGCCTGGTTAAGCATCACACCAGGGTTTTTCTTCAGGTAAATAGCCATGGCTACATCGTCGTCAGTCCCGCCATCAACGATCGGACTGATGCTATTCGCCGGCAGACTGTAAGGATTATCGTCAGATTCAGATGCGCTGGGAGTATCGTTCTCATAAATCTTAACACGGCGCACACCGTCCACACCGAAAATACTGCCCGTCATGCTGTCTACCTGATTACTTCCCGGCTGACCGACCATCAGGTTTCGACGGGCACGTAGTGAGGCGTCCGATTCTACCGCAGTACCTGGTGTGGCGGCTGTTGCGTTAGTGACACCTGTAAGACCACCAATTGTGTCAACGAGTTCTGTAATGGTACCTGGTGACGCCTCAATGTCCCCTACGACAGTACACGTAGCGTCACCGGTCGCGGTACCCGTGGAATCAAGAGTCCACGTTTTATCGAGTGACCAGCGGTTACCATTGGTGTCATCGAAACGGGTGGACCCAGGGATAATACTTCCTGCAACACCGGACAATGTTAAAGAGACTGTAGATGCTGTGCCAGCGCTTCGGGTAATCCCACTGAGGGCACACAGTATATCAAGATCCAGACCTGTTGCTTTGTTCGGGTCTTTCGAGTTGTACGCCTGTTGCAGTGTCTCGTCCAGAGCGGAAAAGACTTCCGAGTCATGGGCCATTTTCAACCCGTCCGGAGTGGAAGGGTCAAGGTTCCAGTTCGGGTCAATATCCAGATAGAGCTGTTGCTCAGCAGAAAACCAGTCATTCTGTGACTGGAGGGAATAACCTGTGTCGGTAATACTAGCCATCGACGGTGACCTCTGTTAAACCGTATTTAGTAATGACGCTGGCACTGACGGTATACGTTTTACTGTCAATGTCAAAATCTGCGGAAAAAGAAGCCAGACGGATGACCCCCGGGGTGCCGGCGATTCGTTGCCTTAATGCGGCTTCACGGGCGTTCATGTTTGTCGCTTTACCCAGTATCTGCTGAAACCATGGTGTGCCGTCGGTAATATCGCGGAAATATTCACCCAGGTATAGGCGCAAACGGGTCTGTATTGTCTGACCCACTTCATCCTGTCCCGTGATGAATTGCACACCACTCGTCACGATGTCACCGTTGCTATCAAGTGCTCTTACTGTCATGACTGAGGTTCTCCCGTGGTACTTCCGCCGGACTGCACACCACCATGCACGTGTGTTTCCACTACAACCCCGTTACCATCCGTTATCGTGGCACCGGACTTCATGACGATGTTACCGTTTTTATCGATAATGGTTCCATTCGCATTGACTGACCCGTCGGCACCCAGTGTAACAGATCCATTGCTATTTTGAACGGCCACAGATTTATCGTTTTTTAACCAGACAAACTGTGATGCATCGTTGTTCCGAAGCCGGATCCCGTTATTGGCGAAACCGGTCATCGCTGTTTTAAGGGACCGGACGCCAGGAACGAAGAATGCGTCCTGCGCACTATGGAAACGCGCGACAGGGTTCGTGGCGATCCCACCGGTCTGTTTCCACCCGTCAACACAGCGTTGGCTGAAGAAAATCAGACCTTCAGTACCGTTGTCAATCTGGTATTCCAGGGAGTAATTCCCTCCCGGAAACTGAACAGGTACGTCAGCGATGGGCGGCGGATTGAACACTGATCCATAAATGTCTACTCTCTGAATCGCTATCTGCACCTGTGCCCGTTGCTTATCTTCGTCAGTGAATGCCACAAAATAGCCCGGGATACAGGTGAAAATTCTTTTCTGATAATTGCTGATCAACTGGTTCAGCACATCCTGGCGTGTTACTTTTTTCATGAATCACCTCTGAAAATAGTTTACAGGTGATTTCTCATGTAGTACAGTCTGACTCACGGGTTAAAGTATGGCACATGCTGATTCGTCAGGTTCCTTTTATACTTTCCTTACCTGTGAATGTGCAAGTCAGAGTTTCGTGAATACGCACTCAAGGGCGATACCCGGCGCGGCGGTCAGGGGTGACACTCTGGAAGAGACAGAGACTATCGGTAAGCAATGTTGTAAAAGAGATCGTTAGATGTGAAAAAACCTCTACACTCGCTAAGGCGAAGGCAAATGCCTTTTAATATGTGTCATCAGACAACATTGTTTTCCGATAGTTTTCATCAGTCGAGCGACTTTGCGGGTTTTTAGAAACTGACCACAAAGATAAATGCAAACTCTGATCAATACCTGGCAGTAGCGTAACAGCTAAACACCAGCGCGGTATTCCAGTTCCGTGTTAAAGAATCTGGCGGATTGCGACCCTGAGATCTGATTAATAAATCAGGGTACACAACAGGTAAGTTATTTCACTTTAATCCTACGGCTTAGCATTCAATTTGAAGGAGTGTTTTGTTTAGTGAAATGACTTTCCGTTGTGGTGAATGGTTATTCATTGTGAATTTGAAATGGCACGCATCAATGATTCTGCGGTTGATGCCACCACACGATAATCGGCTCCGTAGTGCGCTGGATAAACGTAACTAGCATCATTTCTATTACTGCCAGCGTCTTTTGCCCCGCCTTGTGCGGGGATTTTTTTATACAGCGTTCACCTGACCTGACCTTAACGCAGACATCACGGGTGCAACAGCTTCGGCACGTGTGATAACGCCATCGTGATTACTGTCAAGGTTAGCATTCGCATTGTATGTTTCGCTGGGCGCAGTGGCGATCACATATGAATCTGGTTGTCCCATTGCTTTAGGATAGAACACAGCCATGTAACAATCTGTCAGGTTGCTGATCCTGCCTTTATACTGGTTGAAATATTTCTCCACATAATCCATTTGGTCTACCGCGGTCATCCGTGCCAATGCTGTAGTCGTGGTACCCAGTGCAATGGCCGTCGCCCGGGTAAACTGAATCAATCCTGTCGCCGTGCTGGATGGGTTTTTAGCGGTGGTGCTGATCCCGCTTTCATGGTACATGATTGCCATCAGCCACGAAGCATCAATATTCAAAGATTTTGCAACAGACCTTACTTTCACACGGAAATCCTGGTCGACTTTCGTACCCCATGCAAGTTTTCCGTTCGTTGTGAACGTACTCTGTGTTGCCGGCTGCAACCCGTCAATTTGTGTTTGCCAGACGGGACCGTGCGTATCACCACGGTGTCTGTAACCAAACACGTTATAAACACCGTTTGCCGTTGTGTTCTGCTGACTGAGGTTAAACAGGTTGGTGCCGCTGTTAACAGTTGTGTACTGAGACTGTATTTCAAAGACAGATTCAGATCGCAGGTATGGGTTCAACCTGGAAGTGACCGAGCACCCTAAACCTGTTGTACCCAGGGTTATTTCAGGCACCCCCACCATACCGGTTTTCATGCTTATCAGAAAATCAGGCGTAGATTTCCGCTGCACCTGATTAAATTGTGCGATCACGGTGTCGCGCTCGATATACAGTGAAAAATTATACGCGTCGGCGAGATATTTCATCTCACGAAACGTGTCATTCATCAGCACGTAACCGCTGGTCAGGACGTATGAACTGAATGATGATTCGTTACATACCAGAGTCTTCCCCCAGTACGAACAGATGTCTTTCATGATGTCCAGGAGCTTGACACCTGGCTGGTAGGAGGCATTCGTTACAGGCTTGTCCTGCGGGGTGCTGATAGAAGTGCAGTAAAGATGCGTGACAATATTAGCACCTTCACGTTCACGGATCACGTTGGTCACCGTCCCCGTGAAAATAAAATCCCGCATCTCATTCTGAACAGTTCCGTCACTGTCAAAGGTTGACCACCCGGCATTAAGCCGGATCTGAGCGCCCACACGGGGTAACTTTGCAGTATATGCTGTCTGCTGATATGCGGCACTCGTTGTTTGTTGGTAGATGACAGGGTTGTCAATGTGCGTGTCGGTTTTACTGGCCGCCAGATTATAGATGCGGATATCCGCATAACTCAGACTTTCACCAGGTGTCACCTGCACATCGAAAGCACACCGGATCTGACCTTTATTTTTGCTGGACTTCAGCGGCTCAATATACCAGTTACCGTCCAACTCTATACCGTAATTACGAAGCGTCAGCGACATTAGCGATCCACCTGTGCAGAGTTAACGTTGACACTGTGCTGATTCTGCACGTTATCATAGTGCTCAATTCTGGCGTCAATTTCCCGACCGTCCATATACAAATGAGACTGAACAGTGCTCTTCACCTGGACCGGGGCGGCTTTAAGTGCCTCTGTAGTCACTTTGGCCTGGCGCTGGTAATCAGATTCAGACACAGGGGCCTGTACGTCGGCAGAGTTGTAAATATGGTGTGTCACACTGTTGTCGTTCCGAGCGTGAAAAGTTTTTGTTATCACATCCCACATCCCAGAAAAACTAGCATTACTGTACATGTCATCATGAGGTGTTCTAGGGATCAACGGTTTACCCTGTTCAGCACCCTTCTTAACCAGGTAAGCACCCATTGACATTCCGTGTCTGGTAGCGTCAGTGCGTACATCATTAAACTGGTCATGCAGTAAAATACCACCCCCGACTGCTACGCCGACAGGACCCGCAACTCTTGCCACACCGGCAGCACCAGGTATACCCAGTTTAGCAGCGACAGCAGCACCGGTAGCCACTGCGCCCCCAATTGCAATTGGTGCTGCGGCTGTAGTCACGGTGTCAGTGGCTTCAGGATGGTTCTGAATCATCTTATCGAGCCACGAGAACGCACTTTTTGACAATTGTGCGACTTTGTCCATAGCAGGCAAGTAATGTTGCGTCGCAGTGTTCACAAGTCCGTTCCAGGCTGTCTGTGCGTCTCTCAGTTGCAAATTGTACTCAGCAGACTTATCAATAAGGTCTTGAGTGATGTTTTCCAGGTTACCAGCCTGTTGAACCTGCTGATGAAGATAATCGCCGCCGCCGGCGTAAAGCTGTGCGGTGCCCGGGTCAATCCCGAGGATCCCCGACGCTACGCGACGTTGACCAGCGTTAGCGTGCTGATACTGGTTAGCGATCCTTTCCTGCAGGTCCTGCGCATCAGTTGCCTGTGTCAGATATGAAACATTAAAACCGGCCTGTGCCAGGTCGTTCAGTGTTCCGGACTGTCCACGCACGTGGAGGTCATCCATAATCTGATCCATCTTCTGCAACTGACCAATTGCATCACCCGCGCTGCCGCCCATCCTTTCAACGGCTGCACCGTATTCCAGCACGTAGCGCGCATTAACGGACATGCGTTGTGACTGAAGGTTGACGTTTGCAATATGGCGTGCGTTTGCGTCAATCACCACTCCTGCGGCTGCCATAGTAGCGGATATCACATTACCGGCACGCAGGGTGGTTGACGTGATCCGGGACATCCCGTCTTCATATTTTTTTTGACCGTCGTCATCATATTTAACGCCGATCCCGACCAGAAACTGTGTGATTACATCAGACATTATTCAGCCACCCATACCAGATGATTATCAACCCCGAGGTTATCCAGCGTGACAGGATCCCCGACAAACAACATGCGACCAATGCCGGCATTGTAATTCTGCAGAACGTCGCACCCTGGTACCAGCATTGCACCCATCGCCAGCGCAGTTCCGTCCTGGTAAATGTCCATCGACCAGGCAGGTTCTTCCAGATACGAGAGGTATTGCACGACGAATGTCAGCGTCTGATTATTAATCTTGCAGGTGAACTTCTGATGTGCGTTGGCGGAACCGTTCGATAATGGTATTTCCTGCATCAGAAGATCCCCTCAAGTAAGCTGTTCACTGCATTACCGACCGAAGTGGTTACATTTTTCAGTGATTGTTCTCCCCGGGTAACCAGTGAAGACACGGCGGATTTTGAAACATCGTTGTCGTTCAGCTGGGACTGTGCCGGCTGACCTAAGGTTACCAGACGGTCGAGGGTGATGATTTCCTGCAACTGAGCAACAAAAATTAACGCCTGTTCATTGCTGGGGTCTTTGGTACGACCGAGTCTGGCGATCTGCATGTTCTGAAGCTGAATATCACCTGCGTCGATGTCGAAAGGTTCGCCAGCCACCATCAGATTGATTAAAAATTCAAGCGTTGCGGATGCTCTGGTCGAAGATGAACCAGACAGGAACCCAGCGCTCAGACCGGCCACCGTGGATACCAGGGAATTGTTTGACAGGTTGGAAAGCGACCCGCCCAGGAAATCTGTCAGGTGAGTTGTCAGTTCGTTATTGCTGATACTGCCCGTAACTGTCCATTTTGTAGGATGAATTATGCGGTGGTCATTGATGTTAACACCTGTTTCAACCGGGTACGATGTCCACTCTACCGACACATCAAGGACATCTTCCAGGACAGCGTCAAAAGAATACCCCGCCAGTGTCGGGGCTTGTTTGGTGAAAACCGTCAGAATACTCATGTGATCCCCGCTTTAATGATGTCTATCGTCTGGTTGAACCGTTCCACATCGCCCAGTGTGTACGTGCCGTCATGCAGTTCTTTCCACGTACACAGGGGTTGGACATACGGTAACAGCCCGATACAGGGACGCATGAAATACCAGTTTATGCCTGTGCTTCGGACTGGCTGTTCCGTGTCTAATGTTCTTCTTCGCGGACGGCTTTCGACCATGTAAAAAAATCAGAAAAGTTCCTCACTGTCAGTTCAGCGAGTAACGTGTTCCATTCTATCATGCGGTTTTCAAAATCACGAACCGTGATGGTCGTGGAAGCGTTCCCGGAAATGAACACCTGTTTACACAGGATCGAGGTTACTTCCTGTTTAACGTGCTGCGGGAGTGACAGAAACATCGGTACAAGTGCCTTCACGGGGTCTTCATCCGGCTTATTGCTGAAAATAGTCTGCATGAGTGTCAGACTTAACAGAGATAAAACTTTGTCCTGGTCCACTGCGGACGCAGTTGAGGCGTTGTAAGTTGTCGATCCGACGGTTATCGAAAAAAGTGCCATGTTCATTCCTTAAAAAAACCCGCCGAAGCGGGTCAGTATTAATATTTACCACCCTTCGTACCAGACCAGGCGTTGAACTGCATGATGTATTCATCGTCGCTGATAGTCATGCCCCCACGCCCGCGGGTCGCATCGTTGATGATAACACCTTCCGTGCCGGTTGCAATGTCCAGTGTCCCGACCTGTTCACTGGTCAGGGTGATGTTTGCACCGCTGTTTAACAGACCCTGCATGTAAGCACTATCGGGTGATCCCGGATTCAGAAACACGTGGACTTCACGTCCCGGGTTAATACGGTCCAGACGCACAGCATTACCACCCTGTCCGCGACGTAACGCAGAACTGGGGTCAATAGGTGCATCGGTGTAGGGGGTTGCCGTTTCACCCCAATCAGTAAGGCGTCGACCGTTTACGGTAACGACATAGTTCTCTGTCGAAAAGTTACTCAGTGCCATTTTGTCGTTACCTCTTAATAAACGTTCATAGTGATATCAACGATCCGAATCGACCCGGCTTTAAACAGGCGCACACTGATCGGATAGGCTTCATGTGCTGCGCGTTCAGCATCCGTCAGGTTAAGGATGTCATTCGCTGTTGTCAGCAGTTCAAACCCTGTGGTGTAGTCGGTATCACCGCTGTCCGGATTGGTGTAATTACGTGGCCCCAGATAACCGTTAGCAATGAACTGTGCCCCGGTGGTCCGGACTTTACCCAACAGTACAGCCTGCCCGACCGGTGTCTGAGGAAGTTTAGTCGCGGCATTTGCGATCCCGCTATAAACACTCACCTGTGTTGCGTTGATGAATGCATCAGTATCAATGATATCACTCACAGTTTCACCGTACGAACTGTGTGACCAGATGTTCAGCCAGCGACCGGTATCAACGGACCCGTCAAGTTCAAGCACGGAATAAAAGCCACACTTACATGTCGCATCAATCATATTCGCGTATTCATCGTCGGGCAGATCTTCCGCAGCCACCCCTGGTGATTTTTTATATTCACCGTCGATAGTGGTATTTGTGCCGGAGTAATTCACCACTGCAAAATGCTTGACCAGCGCGAAGCCGGCATATGCGTCTGTTGCGTGGGATGTGGTGAAAGTGCGACGATAACCCAGTGTGGTTAACTGCTGTGCAATGTTACCAGCGGTTGCAGCACGGATGGCAGATGCAGAATCCCCGGTCTGACAGTTAGGGAATTGACCGATCTCTGCTTCCTGCCATGCGGCAATAGCCAGGACAGATGCCTCGACAGCCATTACAGGAGCAGTGAAGAACGTCCAGTACCACCATTTAGCGTTACGCGCTTTCGTCAGCGTGGTAGTCACGTCTGCATCAGCGGAATTCGTCGCCCACACCTGGATCTGTGTGACGGCCGGTGTGCTACTGAAAAATTTTGAAGCGGCCTTATATGTTTCAGTTGTTGACGCAAAGTCAGACTGTAAACTGGTCAGGCTATAATACGTTTTCGATGTGTCCACGGTAAACCCGGACGGGAGTTCATCAGCCGCCGCAAAAAGCATTGCTGATGCAAAGTTGGCGGTGTTAAGCCCGGCCGGGCTGATATTCACCGTTACCTGAATCAGATTAGAAATAGGATATGGCATTTTGTAGCCTCATGAGTGTAAAAGCGAATCGCTTTGCGAGTTTATCACGGTACATCTATTTCCTGCAAAACAACGCCTTTTTCATTCTGGACACTGACACTGACTTTTTCAATCGTATTCACTGTGTCTGTCAGGACTTCTTCCATGAACAGTCTCACTGTGATCTGCGCCCGTTGTTCCATGTTGTTCGACTGGATGGCGGTAAGATTCATGACAGACGACGTGTCCGCCCAGCCGATACCTGAAGCGCTCAATATGGAAGATACAGATGGGAGTTTATTCGCCTGCTTCATTTTGGCCGCTGTCTGCGGCGCTGTACCGCGGTAAAAATCAAAATCAGAAGAAACTATCAGCTGTTGACGAACAGTGGTTGTGATCGTCTGTGTGGTGGCGTCGTAGGATTCAGTAATGTTCGCTTGTCCGCGCTCAGAGACAGCGGCCCGGGGACGGATGGCGCAATAGTCGGTTGTCGGCGCGTCCTGGTTCGTATCCGCCAGGATAACCATGCTGACACCTGTTGCTTTCAGGGCTATCTGCCGGAGTACGAGATACAATTCTTCGTCGGTCATTGTGGGTCAATCCTCGATACGATTACTTTGCAGTAATTATTCCAATACCTGTTATCACTCTGGACAGTTTTCCATTTCTGTCCGAGGAATTCCCACACACCATTGTCCTCGATCATGATCAGATCGCCATCGTTCACGTAGATTTTCCGACCATCCACAATACGCACGTTACCACGGGTCAGGATATCCAGTTCCCGCAGATTAAGCGGCTGTATGTTGACAGTGAATGGTGTCGGTGTACCGGATGTCGGGGAGGGTAATCCGGTGTCGGTGTAACCTGTACTGATCGGGGTGAATGTCGCATCAACGGACTGGAATACACCGTCGATGTGTCCAGCCATCGATAAACCTGCCATTAGTCACTCTCCTGCAATGGTTGTGTCGTTACTTTGGATGTCACGGAAGCACGGAATGCCCCGGTGTCAATGAGCGGGTTGTCGGACCCTTTTTTCCGGATTGTTGACCGGGCATTCGGCGGGTCTTTCAGTTCTGTGATGTACTCTTTGACTTTGCCTGCAGCAACCAGACCAACTCCTTCGAGCAGGTCATCAACAGCCTGTCGCGATTTAATACCGTCACGTAACTGGGCAATGATTTCACGGGTTGCGGAAGCTACACCCGGGATAAGCCAGGGACGGGGAGGAATGACTATGTCGTGCGGTTTGGTGTATCCGATCACCGCATAGCCCTGACCATTCTTCAGAAACCGGAACTTATCGTTTTTCGCATCCGTTTTCGTTTTGTAACCGTAAGCGGTGCCGCCCGGATGATTAATTGTGGCACCGTAGTTCAGCGTAGCCCCGAGCTGTGCCGTTGTCATGTCGGTGTCCGGATGGTTGCCGGCGTCTTCATGGATACCGATCGTTACGCTGCGGTTCGTCTGTAACTTTTTAAGTTCGCGCTGTATCGCTTGTTGCGCGCTCTGGAAATCCATAATTTTGATATCGACTTTCATACACCCTCCGGACCCTTAGGTCAGAGTTTACACGTTGGCCGGTGCAGCAGCAATCCTCCCCGATAACCCCGTATAGTAAATTTTGTTCGGGGTGTTCGTTAAGTTACTGTTTTTACTCTTATATATTACTTATTACCCCTTATCCCCTAATAAATATTAATAATAATAGTATAGTATAATATATATATATACATAATAGTAAAAAGAGCGAGAATAGGCGAAAGTGGCGGTGTTCGGGGTAAGGTGACGCAACCATGTGAATTTAAAAGGAAAATTACCACCCCGAATAGCGGGGAGTGTTTGGGGTTTTATCCAGCATTTTGATTGATTTTGATTTATTAACCTGAAAAACTGGTTTGACTCATGAGTCAAGACGAGCTATCTTTAGATTGTTGAAATTAACAGGATCAAAACATCGTGAATTATTACAACGAGTGGGACAAAGGTGCGGCTGCATGGCTGCGTGAATTAATTAAACAGGGTCATATCCCTTATGGTTACGTCGATGAAAGATCTATCGCAGATGTCACCCCTTCAGATTTGGAAGGATTTACACAGTGTCACTTCTTCGCCGGTATCGGAGGATGGCCCTACGCGCTCCGACTCGCAGGAATCCCGGACACAACCCCGTTATGGACAGGATCACCACCCTGCCAGCCCTTCAGTGTCGCAGGAAAGCAACTTGGACAACTCGACGAGCGACATCTTGCACCAACGTTCATGCGGCTCGTTGAGCAGTGCAAGCCTACAGTTCTGTTTGGCGAACAAGTTGCGGCAGCAATTGGAAAACACTGGCTCGATGATTTATTCACTGAGCTGGAAAGACAAAACTACGCCTGCGGGTCGGCAGTATTGCCAGCGTGCAGCGTCGGTGCCCCGCACAAAAGGGATCGACTTTTCTTTGGCTCCGTATTACGGATGGGCGACCCCGCGTGCTTCCGAGAACGTACAGACGAATCTGGATCAGATTGCCGCGATGGGTTCAAGCTGGAAAGGTCAGAACAGAGGTTCGACAGTCAGTACGGATGCGCAAATGACTGCATGGCCGACACCACGGTGTTCCGACGGGGTGAACAATGCAAGGTCGTTACAGGCGGCGATAAACGAGGTGAACCGAAAATCATGGAACAACGATCTAGGTGTGGCGGCGTTCTCAACGTGGCCCACGCCGACGACGCGAGACCACAAGGACGGAAAGGAATGTCCGAATGTTCCGCTAAACAGCCTGTTGGACCGGGTAGTGTGGCAAGCGGATCAACCAATCAGGATAACTGCTTCTGGTCAGGTGCTGACTGGCTCGGATGCAGGGATGGAAAGTTTCGGCCAGTTGAATCCGGCACATTCCCGCTGGCTAATGGGATTTCCGCCAGAGTGGGACGCCTGCGCGGTTACGGCAATGCCATCGTTCCGCAAGTCGCGGCAGAGTTCGTAAAGGCTTTTATGGGGAGTATTGAACAATGACAGACATTATTATCATGGACCTGGACGGCGTACTGTGTGACAACTCTCACCGGGCGCACCTGGTGCCACCAGCCGATCGGCAGCATCGTAACGAAGCATGGCGACCATTCGTGGAACAATGTATCAACGATGCGCCAATTGACGCAGGTGTTGCACTGTATGAGTCACTTATCAAAGCTCACCGGGTAGTGATAGTTACATCGCGTCAGGACCTTTTCGCAAATGAGTCACGCAGTTGGTTGAAAAATAATATTAATACGTGGGGTTATCCTGACGTTATTTTCCGAAGCGCTACCGACCACTCAACGCCGACAGACTATAAACGCGACGTTTTAAAAACACTGCGTGGGCGAGGTTACAATATTTTATTCGCAGTTGACGACGACCCGGCGATTATTGACATGTATAATGCTGAAGGTGTTGCAACTTTTCAGTCATCAACAAGGTGTTCATCATGCAAGTAAAAAAGACAGTAACGCTTCACGGTAAAGTGATCAGCGAAACCGTTTATAATACGGTAGTCGGTCCCGGTCAGAGCGTGAAACTTATCGGTACTGACACGTATCTGCCGAACGCATCAATCGGCGCATCATTCACCACAGCACCCGGAAAGGTTATCACATGGACAAAACAGTAAAGATTAAGCTGGACCACGAAAAAGCGCGTTTACCGGCGTATATGTCGCCTGGCGCTGCATGTTTCGACCTGTTCGCAGCGTCCGAACCTGTTTATGACGAGTATGGGAACGCGCTGATTAACACTGGGCTGATCTTTGAGTTACCCGCTGGCACCGGTATGCGGATTTATTCACGCAGCGGTCAGGGGTTCAGACACAACGTGTCACTGGTGAACAGCGTGGGGGTGATTGACAGTGACTACCGCGGGCACGTCATGGTTAAGCTAAAAGCGGACACAGTGGCAGGGCAACGCTATCTTGACAGCATTCAGCCGGGCGATTCGATCGCACAGGCGGAAATTTTTAAAATTGAGCAGTACAATTTTAAAGTCAGTCACACGTTATCATATACGGAACGGGGTGATAAAGGGTTCGGAAGTACAGGTTGATGAAGTGAGGACCCCGCCGAAGCGGGGTTTTTTTTATTTACGACGCAGAAGCCATCTGACCCGCAGAGATCTGTGCAGCAATGACCGCATTCAGTGCAGTTGCCAGCACCGCAGCGTCAGCGTCAGCCGCAACAGTCGCAACGTTGGTTGCCTGTTTGACAGCACCGGCCGCCGCAGTGTTTGCGTTTGATACGCTGATAGTACCGTCATCTGCAAACGCCACATTGCTGCCACCTTTAACGAGACCTACGGTTGTAGCAGATCCGACACCAACACTGATTTCACCGCCTGCGGTAATGCCAATGTTCGCGCCAATGCTCACCCCGCCCAGGGAGTCACCTGTGGCCGCCGGTAAAGTGTAGGAGCTACCCGAGCTTTCCGTGGTGATTTTACCCATCACCTGAAACAGAGCAGTACCACGCGTAACAGGTTCACCCACGGGCTGTACGTCTGCAGCCAGAACAGCCTGCACGTTCGTTACCAGTTCGTCCGGTGTTGCGCCGGCGACTACCTGATACCCCGTGACTGTACCAACATCTGCGGTACCGGTACCCAGGAACTGAATCAGGACGGTGCCGCGCTGTACTGGCGTACCGACAGGGGCCAGTCCGGACTTATCGACAGCAGACGTGAGACCTGCAGCATCAACGCCGCTGATGTATGAATAGGTGGTTAAAGCCATGATTTACCCTCTTTGTTAAACAGCTCTTGCGCCCATTCCTGCGCGTTTGCGTAACCGGAAAAACTGCTGACCAAATACAGACCAGGTCAACCAGTCGTTCCCGACTTCCATAATTGACGGTACACGATAGGAAAGACTTTCGTCACCGACTGATTTACTCGCCACATTCAGACGCGCTTCACCGTTCAGTGCGCCAGTGATCCCGTTCTGATAGTTGGAATACAGCCACGCTGCAGCGTAGTAGAACATACCTTTGCGTTTGAAATTGTGGCAGTCGTCCTGATAGGCACCCCATCCCCGACCGCCGGTTTCCGCATCACCTTCACATAAAGCGTACTGCACCAGGCTGTCGGGGTATTTTGTGGTGTCACTGAAATATGAACCGCCGAGATCCCACGTGCGGAACGATTGAATGACATCAGCGGTAATATCCATGGTTACTCCTGGAGGTCGTGAATTGCGATCAGTTCACGAAGTTTTTCAGCTTTATTTTTACCGTTGTAACGGATGCCTTTTTCTTTGCATTCTGCCCGGAGCGCTTGCAGTTCTTCCTGTTCGGATTTTTCAGCAGCAACGCCGGCACCAGCGATCAGGGCACCGTTGTCAATAAGACACTGAACAAACGGTTCTTTGAGTACGTCTTCATGCACTGTCACCCACTTACTGACTTCACCGCCGGGAATAATCTGGTACTGCCCGTGCTTTTTCGTGTTGATGATGATCAGTCGTGCGCAGGTGGGAGAGCATTTTAATTTAGCCATGGTTTACCCTTATTCAATCCCGAAAAGAAGTGGCGGGCAGCGTGTCGGGTTCACGTTTTCGGGTGCGACCCTATCCCGCCGGTTTACTAAAATAAATTTGACTCATGAGTCAAACAGTATTAAAGTGATTAAATCTTAACACAGGAGGCTATCAAATGGCACGTCTTACAGCATCAATTCGTAATGCGATCATCAACAACGCAGTCGCAAACAAACAATTCAAAGAGCGGGAAAACGTTTTACTTGCTCAGGGTGCATCACTTTCTGAAAATGTCCGCCTGCTATCGATTGAGGCCGCCGGCACTACGGATGAAGAAATTGAAAAACATGTGCGAGTTATTGAAAAACACGCAGAGAAACTCGAAGGTGTTGCACATGTGGTTATCAATAGCAACGCAAGTGCAATTTCTGCAGTCACCCCCGGCGGTGAACGTCGCTGGTTTTACTTTTCCGGGGAAATTTCTGAAAGAGGTTTTCAGCATTTCACACCTGTCAAAAGTGTTTACAAGGTGACAGGTTCTCGGGGGCTTTCTATCCCCAGGAGTTACGGTGAAGAATATGACCATATTTATCGGGAGATTAAAAAACTACATTCTGAATATGAAGTGCTGGTCGCGACATTGACCGAGACCCTGAAAAAGTTCACCACAGTTGAGAAACTCGTTGCGTCCTGGCCCGAGGCTGAACAACTTTTACCTGCTGCGGAAGTTGCGGCGACCGGGACAGATGTTGCGCTGTCTGTTGATACTCTGAACGCAATTTGCGGTTTACCGAAATGAAGCCCGGCGATTTGGTAGTATCAACTCAAACTTGTTACTTTGACTATAGTGAAGAAGTGAAAAAGAAACATTTGTACAGCCAGAAACCGGGTGACATCATCATGATCAACAGATTATATGAGGACGGTCATGTGCATGGTACAGGCGTGACAGGTATTGCTTACAATGGGAGACACTGTGCTGGGTTAGGTGGTTCGTTTAAACCCGGAACATATCGACTTGCTAACCCTGATGACCCTGGATTCATTGGTCCTCGTGAGACATGGGAATTATGGAGTAAACAGAAACAGGGTGATCTTCTCTTTAACAGAGTGGTCCTGTGGGTGATTATCGCAATGTCACTATGGGTAATATTGTCAAAATAAAAAAAACCCCGCCGAAGCGGGGTGATTCATTATGCAGCGATAGCCGGTGCGTCGGCGTACACGGCGGACAGAGGGTAACGGAACTCAGTACCACCGGTTTTGTACTCACAAGGCACGTCCAGACGTAAACCTTTTGCCTGTGGAGGCAGTGAACGCCACGGTAACGGCTGACGCAGAGTGAGGTTATCGGCGTTTTTCTCATATGCCATAACACGCGGGCCGCCGTCGGTACCGGCATCTTCCAGCCACAGGCACGCACGGATGTCGACGTCGCGACCGGTTGCAGCCCGGGTGGTGTTGTTCTGGCGGAAAAACTCCAGCACGGTGATGTTCTGGTACTCACTCATTTTCATATTTGCCGCTTTCGCGAAAATAGAAGGAGGAAGCAACAGGGTGTTCGCCGTGTGAATGGTTTTACTCTGTGTCCAGACCTGAGTCATGATACCGTTCAGAAGGTCAAACAGATCCTGACCGGTAGCAGTTGACCAGTCAACGGTCAGGTTGCTCAGCGGTACGTTGGCGTTGTTGAACAGACCGCCCATGTTGCGGGTGCTGTCACCGAAGAACGCGACCTGCTGACAATGCTGTTCTGAACCACGGTACGACATGCGCGCCTTTGTGGTATCCAGAGGAATACGCATCGCCATAGCTTTACGCAGTTCGTCCAGGCTGTAACTGTATGAGTTACCTGCATAACCGACCGGAATGGTCGAGATTGATGCAGTGATATCGGACTGCGGCAAATCCATACCATTCGCAGCGATGAATTTACCCATCGTTACGGCATTGTATGAAATATACTGCACACTATCCACCCACTCCGGATCGGACGTATCAACCGGGATAAGGTCACGGTAAATGATGTCCGGGTACAGGGTCTGGTAAACCTGCGCCTGCAGACCGGCAAGCTGACTGATGTAAAACGCAATACCGTCATCCGCGGTGCGCATGGAATGAACCATGTCAGCATCGTACTGGAACGGATTACCCATTGCGTCATTGATGGTTACAATGTGCATTTATTAGCCCCCATTGACTAATGAAATTTTAGACAGTGAACCGGCAGTTCCGGTAGACACCCATTTAGCGTTAGGGATCAGCACACTGGTACCGTCCGCACCTGCTACGTTGCTCAGCGCGTTGGTCGCCAGGACAACATACACAGGGTCATCTTTCGCAACTGCAACGGAAGCCGTGACGTAAACAACGCCCACAGTGACGATAGCGCCATCACGTCCGGTCGGTACACCGATGCCGGCAGCCTGTTCCGCGTCAGTGTATGCACGGTTGAGTTCACGCATGGTGATACCCATGAACTGATTAGCGGTCAGACCGGTTGCGCCGGGTTTCATGCCTACATCGCCGTCGGAGAACACTGGGCTACCGTATGCAATCATCGTACCGGTTGCGTTGACTTTGGAAATGATGTTGGACACTTCCGTATTCACCAGCATTCCCGGGTACGCTTCACCCATGTAATTCTGATATGAAGTTTGTACAGGCATTATTTATTACCCCCTTTCCAGGCGTTTGAGCGTTCCGCTTTGACACGTGCGATCAGCTGGTCCGATGTTTCAACCGGTTTAGCAGCTGCGTCGCCTGCCAGTCGGGTGATTTGACTGCGGAAAGCAGGATCCTCTGCGGGTTCTTCCAGTGCCATGTCAAAAGCGGCCTGCACATATGCGGCATCTTTATCAGCCCACTGAATTTTTGGACGAACAACAGTGAGAGCGGCGCGCTGAATTTCCAGCGTGTCCAGACTGTCAGAAGTGAATTTTTCACCGGCAATTTTACGGGCATCTGCGGTCGCTTTCGCGATTTTGGATACACGTTCTGCAATGGCGGTATCAGAGGTCTGTTCTTTCAGAGCGGTAATCTGCTCATTCTGCGAATCGACCTTAGCTTTCAACGCTTCTGTGATTGCTTCAGCGTCGACCGCACGTTTAGTTGCACGGTCGTACGCGTCAGCCACCAGAGACGCGTTTTCAGGGTTAGCGGCATCAATTTCGCGTCCTGAATCGGTGGTGATCATAACTGGCATGGTTTGCCCTCTTTGATGGTCGTAAATACGGGCTAAACCTCCGGCCCGCGCACGGTCTACTATGGCAACGTGATTAACACGCATGTCACGTTGAACGAACTCATAATCTGCACCTTCCGGTACGTTGTCGTCGTACATGGAACTGTACCCGACTGACACTTCCGCTTTACCGTCCTGAATCGCACGGATGGCGGCGTTATCTTTCACCACAAGATTGCACTCGATCCAGTCACCATCACGGCGCCCGGCACCTTTCACGGTTCCGCGGCTGTACTGCTGATAGTTTTTGGAGCTGACAAATTCTGGCGGGTGGTCAAGAGTAACGTCTGTACCATCGAATGATTGCAGGTACGCATCGTCGAACACACTGTCTTCAGGGCGCATTACTTTCACAATGCGGTTCGGGTCACCAGGTAAACCCAGTTCCCGCGCTAAATATTCCTGAATACCGGTGCGTGCGACTTTTGCGGGGACGTGCATAAAACCTTCATCGCTCATACGTCGATGCGTGATTTTGTAAGACTGTCTGTCGTTAACGATCAGCTGTAACACGGTGATTCCTCGCAGTTGTTGCGTAAATAGTACGAAGCCGGTCGCACGGTGTCAAACAAATACTGATTGACTCATGAGTCAAAGACTGTTACGGTGTGCTGAACGAACAACATAAACAGGCGGTGAAAGATGCTCAGTGACATCAGTAGTTACATTCATGCGCGGGGACCGGACAGTGCCCCGGTGATTATCGATGCTTACTTCCGGACCGGGCGTATCAACCGTGAAACCCGTGACTGGCTGTATGACGTGTGGGGTGTGAAATGATGGGTACGTTACCGTTGGAAATTATACTGTGGCTGAGTGTGATAGGCGTTGCTGGGTTGGTTGTAATGCTATTTCTCTGCATCATCGACATGGTTTGCGAAACATTCTTTTAAATCAAGGTTAAAATGATGAAAAGTAAAGAAATTATCGTAGGTGATAACGACCATTTGGTCACACTTACTTTTGGAGAGCACTACGTCGAATTTACAATTCAACAGATAGAAAGTATTTCAACTGTTGAAGGTGATGATGGTCCGACTGAGTGTTTCAATCTCAACAATCAACTGGAAGGTTCTGTGAAATGGGACGGGTGTTCCAACGTTGCGGCAGATGGGTGGATGCACTTTTGCGAACCGCAACACTTTATCAACATGAACAAGGCTTTGCAGATCGCGTACAACGAAGCTGCTAAATATTTCAATGATAAACGCGAACACTGGCAGGATGAATTGCCAATGTGGGAGGATAATTAATGTCGGAAAAGATAATCACCGTGGCAGATGTGTCACGTTTGGTCAGTGAAGGTTACACACTGTGGTATGGAGGCGAACAACCTGTTCCAGACGGTATGTTGGTTGACGTTGTGTTTCGTGACGGACATCAGTGTCAAAACTTACCTGCGGGAGAAATTAACCGTGATGGACGTAGTGCGCAACGATGGTATCACTACATCCATCCTTTGCAAGATGACATCATCGCATATCGTCTTGCAGTGGCACCCGACTCGCCCGTAACAGGTGTTAAGCACGATTCGGATAAACCACGCTTCAGCCTGTTACCGTTAAAGCAGGTGTGGGACATCGTCGCGGTGCTTGAGTTTGGCGCAAAAAAGTACGCCCCGGACAACTGGCAAAAAGTTCCGGACGCTGAAAACCGTTACTTTGATGCAGCGATGCGTCACCTGTGCGCCTGGCGTTCCGGTGAGAAGCGTGACCCTGAAACAAATTTACCGCACCTGGCACACGCCGCGTGCTGCTTACTTTTCCTGATGTGGGGAGACGACAAGTGACTCGTATACATATAAGTCATGCGTCGAAGCGGGTTGCCCGTAAAGACGGTGATCAGAAAATTATCAAAGGTGTGTTGTGCGAAAGGATTAGTAAAAGAACACTGATCATGTGTTGGGATGATGTGAAACTAGAACCCTGTTACAGGGCCGCGTGGGACTTCACAGGTGGTCGACAATGTCACGAATGGGTCCCAGTAACAGAGCTAGTCGGTCAGTCGCCACACAAGCGTCGTTGTTATGAACAGATAGACGGGAAACGAAAAAAAAAAAAAAAATGAAAAACGTTAAACTATACCCTTTAGACTGGATTATATGCAGGTACAGGTATGGGAAAGGTTTTGTCATCGTGTCACCGAAAGAGATTCTTAATTTCATCGATGACTATGTGGTCGAGCAAACTGTAGGTAACTATCTAACAGTGCAAAGTGAACATTCAGACTTTCAACTAGGCGATCTGGTGTTCACAAAGTGCGGGCGTTCGTATCTGGTGAGTCATGGTGAAGGTTGTTACGTGTACTGCTTCAGCTGGCGCAAGCGTAAAGTTTTTCCAATCCTGAAACGTAAGATCACCAGACGTGTTGTCGCGGTGAATCACAGTGTGTCTAAACTGGTTAACTGGGAAACGACCACGACTGAACAAGCGTGGGAAACTCTTTCTAAGGTTGGTGACTAAAAATGAAACTGATTGACATGATTGTAAAACACGTGCCGCGTGACAAGATTCACTCTGATGCGAAATTCTTCGCGCAGGATACTTGTTTTGGTGCGTATGTGTTATTTCAATATTTAAATGTGCCAAAAATCCGCCACATTGGGGAACCTGGTTACTGGGAAGGTGAGCCAGTCGGTGCGAACGTACCCCTGCCTGAAGCCGCAGAAGATGCGACCGACACCATTGTCACCCGTGATGAACTAATGCGTGTATACGATATGGCAGACACAGTGAAAGCCCATGTTGCCACAGTTACCCATCACGACCTGGTCTTGTGCATTCAAACCAGCAACGGCGACCCCTCAGCAGAGTTTGGGTTAATACCAGGGTCACAGGTAACTGTTGAAGACAATTGGTTGACCGTCCGTTGTCATGGAAACCTGGTAGGCATGTTCCGAATGGAGAATATTGAAGCATGGCTGATTAACGAGGTGACGAAATGAAATCTGAAACTATCACATTGCCCCGTGAACTCACGGACAACATGGCTGAAGCGATCGCGCTTGAAGCTAATTGCTGCGGTGGTATCGCGTCCGACATCTGGGACGCTATTGTTGCGGCTGCATCGGTCGATGACGGCTGGGTCGCGTGTTCCGACCGGTTGCCAGAAGAAGGTTTACCGGTGTGGGTTAATTCAGAACATGGGGTGACGACTGGTCACTGGTGTGAACGAGCCTATGAACAATATTTTATTGTGCGGACAGAAACTGACCCAGGTTTAATTGCTCGCCACCCTACACACTGGCATCCGTTGCCATCACCACCACCAATGAAAAAGGATCTTGAATAATGAGCAAAACACTCACGGTTGTAATGACTAACGGTGATAAACTCACCTACACCGACGGCACTGTTAACTTTGATGATTCATTGGTGCAGGTGTGTGACAGCACCGGTTCAGTCGTGGCGATTATCAACTTTGACCAGTTTGCATACTTCACTTCGACCGACGCGTCCGCTTAACCATTGATTCCGGTACCGGAACGGCTGTACAGCGGCAATTGATTGGCGATCCCGGATAAATCGGGACGCCTTTTTCATCTTTCGGCAACTGATCCCACCGATACACCCCTTTACCGAACCCCACATCTGCGTTGGCAATGACCCGGTGCGTGTGGCGCACCCTCTGGTCGTGACTGTCCAGCCAGCGGAAGTACTTGATGCCGGACGACTCCTGCCGCAACCGGTTAACCTCTCCCTGAATTTTACTGTGCTGGTCACGTGCAATTAGTTTCGCACGACGCTCGGACACTCCGAACTGTTCCACCAGTTGTGACTCGATATGTGAGGGGCGCATCCCCTGACGCATGTTACCGATTACAATGTTGGACACCTGGTCCAGATATTTCTGTGGGATGGACTGAATCAGTTTGGCGTTCTGCTGCGCGGCGGCCGTCATGTAATTACTGATGCGATCGTTGCCGGCGTACAGATTGACGGACACGTTCTGGCGTTTGTCTGCATCAGTGATGGCGGCTGAAACGAACTGGTTGGCAATCGCCTGCGCCTGCTGCTGGCGTGCCGGACTGTTCCAGCGTTCCACAATGCGACTGAGTACATTAGTCACCACATCGGCCCAGCCGTCACAGGTGCGCTGCATGGAGTCTGTCGTGGTGCCGCCCGGTTGCCGGGTGTATTCCTTCGCGTACATTTTTACAACCGGCATGACGTCGGACTGGATTTCCTGGCGGATCTCGCGGTTCAGCTTTCGCATTTGTTTCAGATAGTCGAGCTGTGTTTTATTCATAAATTGTTTGACTCATGGGTCAGGACGGGTTATCTTCTAATCACTTTAACACAGGAGACAGTAAACAATGAAACTGATTGAACTCATCATCAAACATGTACCGCGTGACGACATTCACCCGGACGCGAAATTCTTTGCGCAGGACACTTGTTCGGGTGTGCGTATATTATTTCAGTATTTAGATATGCCGAAACCAAAACATGCGGGAACACCTGGTTACTGGGGAGTAGTTCGTTCTGTGGGTAACGTATTTAACATGTATGAAGCCGCAGAAGACGCACGCAATACTGTCGTCACCCGTGAACAACTGAACTACCTGTGGATCCTGCAGGACCAGGGTTACACGCTGGTGTTTGACGGTTCAAACCCTTTCCAAAACCCAACTGATGATCTTGTTGACGTCATACCTTTCAATTTTGGTCCAGGTCAGATCCTTCACCCCCGCAACGTAGCGTGGAAAAATGTTACAGCTTATCGTGTTGTCAAAAACGAATCGCGATCACCCATTAAAGAGTTTTCAGTCGACGCAACCGTGGAAACGAAAAAACGACTGGAACTGTTCGATAAATCCTGTGACGGCGTGTGGCCGGGTAAAGACTGGGAGACGTTCGCAGTTACTGTGGAAGGTCAGATTATTAAAACAGACCCGGGGAAAATCATCACCCGGAAAATGTGGGACGAGTATGTCAGCCGCAAAATCCGGGTGGGTGATAAGGTTACGGTTGGCTCAAGGAGTTCAGTCGTAACTGTTCTTCACATTGGTGAGAAAAATGCGTTTGTACGATACAATAACGGTGCGGAACTGGCTGCATCGTTAAACAGACTCACTCGCGTTTCAGAATAATTTCAATGATGCGGGACATTAAGTTCCGCTGATTATTTTGCGCTTTGAAATCCTGCACCAGTAGCCAGATCATCACTGATGCAAACGAGTACATGTATAACAGATTACCCATGCGCCAGCACCACACGTGACCCGATAACGGAACGTTCGTACTCGTCATGGGTGAGCCATCCGGACCGGTCTGATTTAATGTAACATTCAAACCAGACGTACTTTGTGTCGATGCCCCGGGCTTTACCGTAGTAATGACAGTCTGTCACTCCCAGAGGGTAAGTCACCATCGTACACAGTAACGCCAGCACCAGCGGCACCATGAATCCTTTGCAAATCGTCAGGATAACTGCGACAGTTTTGGTCTTCATTGTGCAATCTCCAGCGCAGCAACAGCTTGTTCCGCAGTCATACCGTCTTTCACGCACTGATTAAATTTTGCCATGTAATCCAGATTCTCCTGTTGCATTTTTTCTTGTTCCGGTAAATCTTCACCCACTTCGCTATTGTCTTCCAGTGACTCAATGTAACCGTCCTCAAACTGGTACGTCTCATTCGCTTCCAGGTTACGCGCAATCTGTGCCTGCGTGATGACACCCTGCTGCAGGTACGTGATGTCACGCTGCGCCGTCGCTGCGCCCGCCTGTGCCGCCTGTAACGGGTCGGACGTGGACAACGGGTTCCACACATAGTTGAAGTCGTCCGGGAAGTATCCCAGCGCTGAGCGGACCAGCACTTCATCCAGCGTGCGCATACCCGGGTCCAGCTGAACCAGCTGTTTCGAGCGAATCGAGTTGTAATAATTTTTCAGGTCACCTTCACCGGTGTTATTCAGTCCCTGGGCGGACATGCCGAACAGGCGCGTCACAGGGATATCGGCTGCACCGCTGATCCAGGTCATCATCACTTTCAGCACGTCAGCCACGCCGCCCAGATTCAGCGTCAGGCGCTCCAGTGTTTCATCACCGTCCAGCAGCGCCAGCTTAACGAGCGATTTCATCTGCCCGAACAGCGCGTAACGGTCGGTGATTAAGTCGTCCTGGTCACTGGCAAGTTCTTCGTTCAGGCCTGCACGCTTAATCACATCAATATTCGCTTCCTGCATCAGTTCGGCAATCCCGTCTTTCGACGCAACGGTGTCCATGATGTCCGCCAGACACTTACGCAGCTCTGAATCGCCCCATCCCTGCGTGACAGCCATTTGCCGGCGGGGAAGGCGGGCACCGTTGAAACGTGCGAAATGCGACCAGTGGATTTCCTGACCGTTGGCTGTGCTGATGGTGTAATACTCAGGCAGCAGGTAATTGGGTGCGAGAACGTTCCAGGTGTTCAGCGTCATCGCCTGCATGTCGAAACGGTCGAACGGGATGACGCGTTGCAGCCCGCCCTTGCGAATACGGTTAACATCCAGCGGCTGCGTCAGGTCCTGACCGGTAATCATGAGCACACCTGCACCACCGTACAGTCTGGCCCACGACAGAGCCTCCTGGACCTGCATCGGGACCATCAGGCGGTCTTCTTCCCGGCGGATATCGTCTGCACCGTCCGTTTTGATGGTGCGCCACTCACGACACGCATCCTCTGCGGGGATGTCCACGATTTGACGCGCCAGCCAGTTCGACTGATACGCAGCGTCAAGCTGGGGCCAGTTAGTGAATTGCTCATACTCAAACGTGTTGTGCGCCCGTTTGCTGCGCTGCGTACCCAGACCGGAAACAACGTTGACCAGTCCGTCGGTGTGTAAATTCGGTTTCTTCGTTTTCCGGGCCATCAGTAACCTCGCATATTCAGTACCACCAGCACAACAGCGACGGCCAGAAACGCCAACGCAATGTAGGAGCGGGTGAAGCCTTTGTAAAACAGCGCGTCAAGCCCGAGCAGCAGGGACGCGATCATCAGAATGTATGCAGAATCAATCAAAGAATGTCCCTCAAAGACGGTTTATTGTTGTGCAACATCTGGCTGATTGCGTCACACATCGGGTCAATCTGGTCGTCGTGGTCGTGCGTGTCATCAGCGGTGAAACCTTCACATTCGCGGATAAAGTCGCTAACCCACGGTGCGTCCTGTGGAATTCTAACATAACCGGATTCAATGTACCCCTGTACGTCCATCACACGGGTTAATTTGTTGGCGGCCGGTCCGCGGGGGATCTCCCGCACCGGGATGACCGGTTGTACCTTGCGGCGAATCTTCTGAATCAGTTCCGTACCGGACGACTTATCCTCGACCGCCATGTAGCGCAGCCGGCCGTTCGGGTCGCGTTTATGTTTCGCCCAGAAATCAGGCATCCGCGTTTCCAGTTCGTACGCCTCGAACTTGTCGCGCATGACGTCCAGCAGGTACAGGCAACCGTCTTCGCCCAGTCCCCAGCACTCAGCAACCTGGTAGTCATTGTGCTGTTTTGCTTTCTGCGCGGTATCGATAAAAATGGCGCGGTATTTGAGTTTTGGGACAACCGTGTAGCGACCGAACCAGGAACCCTTCAGAATACCGCCTCCGAGCGGCGCTGGGCGCTGTTGCATCTGTGAGGCGAACATGTACCCGTTTTTCTTCTGCATCGCCTTGAGGGACGTTAGAGAGTGTTTGGCGGGCCATAACGCTCTTTCGGTTTTTTTACCCTCGTCCACGATGGCCGGCAGTACAATCTGACGCCACTGGTATTCTTCGTCCTTCAGCAACATTCCGCAGAAATCTGATTCGTGGATGCGCTGCATGATCACAATGCACGGCGTTTTCGTGCTGTTGAAACGTGATTTGATGGTTTCATCCCAGCGACGGTTGACCGCGTTGCGTTTCGGGTCGGAGTGCGCGTCGTCCGGTTTCAACGGGTCATCGATAATGATCGCCCCGCCAAACCCGTTACCGTTGGTGAAATCGTTAATTTTACCGGCACCAAAACCCGTTACCGGACCGCCGGCACTGGTGGCATAGAACACACCACCGTCAGTCGTGGCCCATGCTTTTTTGCTGTCCTTGTTCGACTTGATTGCGATGTCGGGCCAGATGGTCTGAAACTCTTTGGTCTTCAGCAACTGTTTCACAGTGTCGCTGTTGTCCATCGCCAACATGTCTGAATAACTCAGATGAATAAATTCACAGGTTGGGTTTTTCACAAAGCACCAGGCCGGGAACATTTTCACGCAGAGTTCGGTTTTTGAATACCGGGGAGGGATGTTAATCATGACGTGTGTGGTGCGACCGTGGAACACGTCCATCAGCGCGTCGCAGATGATGTCATGGTGCTCAGAGAACGTAAATTTCTGACCCTTCATGACGCGAAAAAAATAACGGGTGAATAACCGGAAATCTGACTCAAGCGCCATGCGGAGGATTTTCACCTCCTTCGGCGTCTGCGGGTTGAACAGGTTGAACTCAGCACTCACCGTTGAACGCCTGTTTGAACGCAGCGATGTCGGCCGGTGTCACGTTGACGCTGATTGCGCCGGTGTGTTCCAGGACCTGTTTGTCCAGTCCCATGAGTTTCGCCTTACCCATGGTTGCGGCAACCGCTGCAGACGTTTGCGGCGTCTCTGCACCCAGTGCAGTCTTTCGCGCCTCGTCCAGTTCTGCAACGAGCGAATCGACGGTCACGTTGTGCCGTTTTGCGAGCTGCTCCCGTAACTCGTTGATCCTTGCCAGCACTTTGCCGTTGTTCGCCACATCGTGCGCTTTACGGTTCACCGTTTCAGGTTTCATGGCGGATACGGTGTAGGACTGGCGATAAGCAAGCGTAGCGTTCTCGCCACACTCGATAAACGCCTGTGCAAAGCGTTCCTGTTTTTCAGTCAGTCCGTGTTTGTTCACTGCCCTGCTCATGATGTCTCACCTGATTCCACAATTCCACATGGGGCTAGTGTACCTGACTGTTGAATTAAGTCAAAAGTTCCCTAACGGTGGGCGAAACCCCGTAAAACCCCGTATAGTAAATTTTGTTCGGGGTGTGCGTTAAGTTACTGTTTTTAATCTTATATATTACTTATTACCCCTTATCCCCTAATAAATATTAATAATAATAGTATAGTATAATATATATATACATAATAGTAAAAAGAGCGAGAATAGGCGAGAATGCAAAAGTGCGGGGAGAGCGCCCCTTTTTAACGTTTTTCTTCTTATGTATCAATCAGTTACCTGCTCCCCGTACTTCGGGGGAGATCCGGGGTATTTTTCCCGTATTTTATAAGTTATAATTGATTTTACGCATATAAATAGAGGTGAAAACAGTGTTCAAAATTAATCAGAAATTTTTAGAAAATTTAGAAAAAGGTGAAACATCTGATATTTTAGAAATGCGCGTCGTTCAGTTAATGAAAAACCGCAAAAAATGGAAATTTTCCCCGACCTATGTGAATACCTGTGGTCATCCGTCAGTCATAAACACACGTGGCGAGTGCGCTTTTTGCACGGTGCAAAGTGATGTTGATCGGCGTTTAGCAGAGGAAATCGACAAAACTGAGAAACACCTGGACGCGCTGAGACGCCAGAAAACAATGCACGATATAGGGGTGTACATGGTCCAGGAGGGTCATGCTGACCTGCTGTACACCATGGGCGTTACGACCAGCCCTGGCAGTGAGGTGCGTCCACGGCAGGCGGCCATTGCTGCCGGTGAACGCTGGTACACACCGGACACCCCCTGCCGGCACTGCGGGACACTGGCACCGCGGTACGTGGCTAACGGCATGTGCAAGGGGTGCAGGTGATGGTACACGCAGGATGGGTGTCGCGAGTGGCTCTATTCTGATGCTTCTACTCTTTTTAACTCAATAAAAAAAGGCCCCTCGGGGCCTCTTACTTTTGTCTGGGTCAGCAACTGGGGCTGCATTTTCTGCATGGGCACGACACAATGTGAACACATTGACTACCGTCTTTACGTACTCCCTTCCCTGAGCATTCCCGGCACTGGTCATGCATACATTTATCTTTCGCGGCAATATGTTCTTTTGCTATAGACTTATACGCATTTATTACATCTTCATCCCATTTAATTCAGTCACCTTTTTTTTTTTTTTTTTTTTTTT